AGTAACTGAGCGTTGGAAAATGGATATGCAATCCGATTCATGGCTTAGTAAAAATATAAGACCACTAGTTCTAATATTTCTAGTAGTATCGACGGTATTATTAATATTTATCGATGCTGGAATTATTGCTTTTGAGGTTAAATCCTCGTGGGTAGACTTATTACAATTAGTATTAATAACCGTGATCGGTGCCTATTTTGGCGGTAGATCACTAGAAAAAGTAAAAAAATAAAGATATGTCAAATTCAACAGAAGTAGCTTATGGCTTTGGACAGATGGGTAGCGGTCACATAAAAGCGGCAGCTACAGACTTACTACCACCAGCTGGCTCAGTTATAGTTGCTATAACAATGCTTGATAATGTTTCTTTTGCGGTTTTAACTGCAGACGTACATTTGAATGGAATTAACACAGCGGCTAAACAGGGTGGTGATGGAACCGCTTACTTTGGAACTGGTACTCAAATACTGGCAAATGGTATTGACGCTGACGATACGGATAGTGTAGAAAGTGTTGTTGTGGCTACTAGCGTAGTGTTTCCTAAAGGATTAACTATATATGGTAGATGGACTAGTGTTTCTTTGCAGGCTGATTCAACACACGGAGTTATTTGTTATTACGGACCAGCCCACGTAGGAGCTGCTGTACCGGCTATATCATAATGTTAGGATTAGGAACAGCTTTGGCAGGAGGATTTTTAGGAGGTGGACCTCCATTTAGTTTAAAGCTAGATGGCACAGATGATCACATGAGAGTAGCTCACGATGCGTCTATGAAACCAACAGCTGGAATAACTGTTTCTGGTTGGGTTAATTTAGATTTAGATCAAGGCGCAACTGGATGGGTAAACCCAGATGGAGATAGTGACCACGATGAATACTTAATAGGTACTATTGCTTCTGGTGGCTGGGGTATGTATTTTTCTTACTCTGGAACTAGTGCTAATCCTAAAACAGAGATAAAAGCAATTATAAACGTAAACGACTCTGGTAGTGGTAGTGCTGGTTATGTAACTGCTAAATGGGGCGGAACAACATCTACTACCTCAACAACAGCGCTACACGAGATAAAAGATTTTACAGGCTGGATACACATGGCATTTACGTATGATGGTGCTATTGTTAAGTTGTACATAAACGGTAATAGCGATTTATTTGAAGGTGATGTTGACACTAGTGGAACACAAGTTATTGATACTGGTGTAACTGGAAAAGCTGCAAGATACACGGTGAACACCCCCGTTTTAATTGGCGCTGATGCCGTTAACTCAGGTACGTCAGCTCAAAATGTTTTAGCTGGTGGATTAATAGATGACGTTGCGATTTGGAGTGCGGCTGTAGATAGTGATGGTGTTGCGGCTATATACAACTCTGGAAAAGCAGGATTAAACTTATTAGCAGCTTCCGGCAACTACGACAATGAAGCTGATTTAGAGGCTTGGTGGAAGTTTGAAGAAGGCAAGGGAACAACTGTAGCTGATTCGTCATCTAACTCAAATGAAGGTGCGTTAATAAATTCTCCATCGTTTAGTGATAACACATCAGAATAATATGAAATACGTAATTTTACCAACATCAGAAATATCAAACATAGATTTTTCTAAAGTATTACAAGATTCGTCAGATACACTTAGACGTAATAACAATAACTCAAAAACTTTTGTAAAATACAATGGTGATAAACCATCTTTTTTAAATGATAAAACCGAACTTACTCGAGAAGAAATACTTTTAGAGTTAAAAAAAGCCGAATGGCAACCAGAAGAATAACTAAATTAAATTAAATAAATGGCAAAAGGAACAAACGCAAAAATTAAAGAACTTAAAGGTATTAAACCTGAAAAAATAACTGATGAGCAGTTAAAGAAAGTTCAAGACACAGTAAACAACTTAAATAGATCACAGTTAGAGATAGGATCTATGGAAGTTAAGAAGCATGAAATAATGCATCAAATTGCTGGGTTAAGAGACGAACTTACAGTATTGCAAGGTGAATTTGAAAAAGAGTACGGTACTTTTGATATCAATATTCAAGACGGTACTATAAACTACAAGGAAGATGAGCCATCTGATTCGTAAGATCACGATAGGTAAAGACTACAAGAATGACTCCATGCACTATGCCGTAGGGCAAGAAGTGTATGGCGGTCATACTATTTGTGATATAGTAGAAGAGGAAACTAAGTACTCTATATATATCCGCAAAAACAAAGCAGTCATACCCTGGAAGGATTTTAACAAGAACATGGCTATATCCGTTGAGTATAATCTAGAGTACTAATGCAGTCGGTTTACAACTACGTTGTAGAGCCACTAGGAGAAAGGTATAACAATACCAAAAAAGTTGGAGACAAAGAGCTTATACTAAATACAGAGGTGTTTAACCACCAGCATGTAAATAGAGAGGCCAAGGTCTTATCCACTCCTAGAGTAAGCAACTTGGACATACAGCCTGGAGATGTGGTAACACTACATCACAACGTTTTTAGAAGATGGCACGACATAAAGGGTAGGGAGAGAAACAGTAGCGCTTTCTTAGAAGAGGGTAAGTACCTAGTAACTTCAGATCAGATATACCTGCATAAAAAAGACGGCGATTGGATCTGTCCTAAAGGATATTGCTTCGTGCAACCCATTAGGGACAATAGCCAATTAAGTGTTGAAACTGAAAAGCCATTAATTGGTATTGTAAAATACTCTGGTGGTTCTGTAAACGTAGGCGAGTTAGTTGGATTTAGACCAAGAGTGGATTGTGAGTCTGTAGTAGACGGCAAAAGGCTTTATAAAATACCATCGCAATTTATTACAATTAAATATGAATATCAAGGAGACGAAGAGGAGTATAATCCAAGCTGGGCATAAAGCCGTTGAAGAGTTAATCAAAGTAGCTAAAGAAGCTATTGTTGATTCAGGTGATGATATCACTGCTGACAGACTCAAGAACGCTGCTGCCACAAAAAAGCTTGCTATCTTCGATGCCTTTGAGATATTAAACAGAATCCAAGAAGAGGAGAACCTACTAGAGGGCAGATTGCCAGAAGCTAAGCAGGGGAAAGCATTTCAGGGTTTTGCTGAAGGAAGATCAAAGTAATGTACGAACAGACATTATTAAAAATAATAGAGCCTATAAAGAAAACCACTCTAACAAGACTCAATAGAGGTAAGAAGTGGAAATATGGTTACGATAAGGATCACGATATAGTGGTATTGTCTAAGACTGGGGTTATAGGTGAAATATACGACATACAAGGTTTTAAGATAGCTTTACCTAAAGCTCCACAGAAATTTAAGTCTAAGACAGACAAGTGGGGTAAGGTTGATCTACCTAAAGAACTAAAGAATATAAAGACTATATTCGATTGGAGAGTTTATCCAGACGAACACAAGGAAAAGTGGTACGGATATATAGATGAGGAGTTCAAGCGTAGAGACGAAGGATATTGGTTTAACAACAATGGAACACCCACATATATAACCGGAAGCCACTACATGTACTTGCAATGGAGCAAGATTGACGTTGGAGCACCAGACTTCAGAGAAGCCAATAGACTGTTCTTTATATTTTGGGAAGCCTGTAAAGCTGATAAGAGATGCTATGGAATGTGCTACCTTAAGAATCGCCGTTCGGGATTTTCTTTTATGAGTTCTGCCGAAACAGTTAACTTAGCCACTATATCGAGTGATAGTAGATATGGGCTGTTATCTAAGTCTGGTGCCGATGCCAAGAAGATGTTTACGGATAAAGTTGTACCTATAAGTATTAACTATCCTTTCTTCTTTAAACCCATACAAGACGGTATGGATCGCCCAAAGTCGGAGTTAGCATATAGAGTTCCAGCGAGTAAGTTTACTCGTAAGAAGATAGAGGTTAACGAGAAGCTTCAAGAAATAGTAGGTCTTGATACCACTATAGATTGGAAGAACACAGGGGACAATAGTTATGACGGTGAAAAGCTAAGTCTACTGGTTCACGATGAGAGTGGTAAGTGGGAGAGACCAGATAACATATTAAACAACTGGCGAGTCACAAAGACTTGCTTAAGACTTGGAAGTAGAATTGTAGGGAAATGCCTTATGGGATCTACTTCAAACGCGTTAGATAAGGGAGGTAGTAATTTTAAGAAACTATATAATGACTCAGATGTTGCAAAGCGAAACCGTAATGGACAAACGAAGTCTGGCTTGTATTCTCTCTTTGTCCCTATGGAATGGAACTATGAAGGATTTATTGACGAATACGGATTTCCAGTTTTTGATAATCCAGGTGATGCAAAAAGACTGGGACCGGACGGTGAACTGATAGATGTTGGGGTTGTAGATAGTTGGGAAAATGAGGTTGATGGTTTAAAAGAAGATCAAGACGCTCTGAATGAGTTTTACCGCCAATTCCCTAGAACTACGGAACACGCATTTAGAGATGAGAGCAAAAGCAGTCTTTTTAATCTAATGAAGATATACGAGCAGATAGACTACAACGAAGGAAGTAGACACGCCGCTCACACTACAACCGGAAGTTTTGGTTGGGTGAATGGAATTAAGGATTCAAAGGTGATTTTTCACCCGGATCCAGGAGGAAGATTTAAAGTAAGCTGGGTACCACCAGCTCATTTACAGAATAAACAAATAATAAAGAATGGTATTAAGTTCCCAGGCAATGATCATATTGGGGCGTTTGGGTGTGATAGCTATGATATTAGCGGCACTGTCGATGGTAAAGGGTCGAAAGGGGCCCTTCACGGACTAACGAAGTTTTCTATGGAAGACGCTCCTTCGAGCACGTTCTTTTTAGAGTATATAGCAAGACCACAGACCGCTGAGATATTCTTTGAGGATATGCTTATGGCCCTTGTGTTTTACGGGATGCCTATACTAGCAGAGAACAATAAACCAAGACTATTGTACTACCTACGCCGAAGAGGCTATAGAGGCTACAGTATGAACAGACCAGATAAGGTTTGGAAAAAGCTATCAGTTGCCGAAAAAGAGGTGGGTGGTATACCAAACTCAAGTGAAGATATTAAACAAGCCCATGCCTCAGCTATTGAGATGTACATACAAGAACATGTAGGTCATCTAGGCGAAGGCAACTACGGGACAGTATACTTTAACGAGTTACTAAACGATTGGGCTAGGTTTGATATAAACAAGAGAACTAAGCATGATGCTTCTATAAGCTCAGGTTTAGCCATCATGGCTTGCAATAGACACCTGTACGCACCCAACGCCAAAGTTGAAAGACAACCTTTAAACTTAAGTGTATCAAGATATAACAATAAGGGCTTTAACTCCCAGATAATTAAATAAGCATGGCTGAGTCAGTATATGTAAACTTTCCA